AGCACCAGCTTCAATTGCAGCGCTTGCAGCAATCGGATACAATGATAATACATCTTTTCCGTGGTTTGCTCCTGCTGGATTTAATCGAGGGGCGTTAGGATTTGTAAATAGCACACGAGCAAGACTAAACAAAGAAGAAAGAGACATTGTATACGAAGGAAGAATTAATCCAATTGCTTCTTTTCCAAAGAGCGGTCATGTCATTTTTGGTCAAAAAACACTACAAAGAGCAAGAACTTCTTTGGATAGAGTAAATGTTAGAAGAATGCTACTTGAAGTTAAAAGAGTTGTCTCTGACGTTTCTATTGGTTTTATATTTGAAGCTAATACTCCTGAGGTTCGATCAGCCTTTAAAAAGAGAATTGATGATCAATTGTTATCAGTTCAAGAAAATCAAGGAATTGATCAGTTTAAGGTGATTATGGACTCTACAAATAATACACAGGCGGATATTGATAACAACGTTTTAAATGGAAGAATTGTTTTGGTGCCTACTAGAACCATCGAGTTTATTTCAATTGATTTTGTTATTTCTAATTCAGGTGTCGATTTTATCTAATATATATTCAAAACGAGGAAGTTTAAATGAGTGAGAAAATTACAAGACTTAGTGCAGGTGTAAAAGCCAATGAAATTGACCTTTCAGCAGTTACAGCACCTCCCCCAGTTACCCCTGAAGGTGTTCCTGCCGGAGTTATTGGAACAGCTAAAAGTGGACCTGCTTTTGTTCCTGTGACTGTTCCAAATAGTTCTGAACTGATTAGTATATTTGGAGATTCAAAAGGCGATGAATTTGGTCCTATAGCTCTAAGAGAGTGGCTTAAAAATTCGTCAGCAGGTACATATATTAGAGTTTTAGGCGCAGGAGACGGAAAAGAAAAAGCAGGAGATGGAATTGTTACTAATGCTGGATTTGTCGTAGGGGATAAACAGGTACAGGCAGATGGAGACATTGGAAACAACCCATATGCAAATGGTTCAACGCCTATTCAAACAACTTCCAGAACATATTTTGTTGGAACCCTCATGTCTGAATCTCTCGGTTCCACGTATTTGTCAGATGCAGGATTACAGGAAGTAAAATCTGTTCCTGTTCTTCGAGGTGTTATATTTGCCCCTCAAGGTATTAATATTAAACTTAAGTCTCATGAAGATCAAGGAGAAAGTGGTGTAACAGATGCACCTCCAGTATCTTCTACAGAAGCTACACAGGCTGGTCCGTTTGGAGCAACAACAGGTTCCGTTGAAAATGGTCATCAATCGACACTCTTCTTAAATGGATTAAAAAGTAACAATGCAAATGAAAGAGCAATTCAGTTTTCATTTGATCCTGATTCTCCTCAATATCTTTCAAATGTTTTAAATACTGATCCTTTAAAAATAGAAGAAAAAGGACATTATCTTTATGCTGATTTTCCCGTCTATAGATCTCAGGCAGTTGCATCAGGAAGTGGTTGCATTCCTGCGGGTAATTACGCTTCAACGGGCGAACCTATTGCATTTTTGCTAACCGGCTCAAATAGCAGAGCAGTAGGATCAGAAACACAACCTGATTTTGAAACATTTTCAAATAGATACCAAACAGCTTTTTCTCCTATGTTTATATCTCAAAAGAGCATGGGAACAAGACAAAATCTTTTTAGAGTTACAGCGCTTTCTGATGGGTTGGGTCCTTCAACTCAGTTTAAAGTTTGCATACAAAACATTAAGCCTTCAACAGATCCACAATATGAATATCCTTCATTTGATTTAGTTGTAAGAGACTTTAATGATACAGACATCAACCCAGTTGTTCTTGAGTCATTTTCTAATCTAAAGCTTGATCCTAACTCTGATCGTTATATATGTAGAGTAATAGGAGACCAAAAGATTAGATTTAACTTTGACGAAGCAAATGAATCTCAATCAATTGTAGTTGAAGGAGAGTATTCTAATAGAAGTAAGTACATTAGAATCGAACCTAGTGATAAACTTAAGGCAGGAGAAGTAACTGCTAATGCCGCACCGTTTGGTTTTAGAGGCCATTATCACTTGCAAACGTCAGGATCAGCGCTCTCATTACCTGATGAAAGAAATAATACAAGCGTTATTGCTTCTGGTTCTATTGGAGACTATATTGTTCAACCACCTATTCCAATGGTTCAAAAGCTAACAGTTGGAGCTGGCTCTGCAGCTAAACTAAACACAAGCATTTATTGGGGACCTCAATTTACAAAAGTACAGTCTGTTTCTGATCCCAATAAGTCTTTTGTTAATGTTAATTCAATTTATAACTTTACAAAATACTTTGGAGACTTTAGAGAAGGCTTAGCAAACATGTGGGTAGGTGATAACGAAGGAGCAGCAAACAATGACAATCTTGGTCTGGTTGACGCTGATCTTTTTAATTATAACATGTTTGCTCTCGACAAGATTAAAGTTGTAACTGGATCAGATCAAATTGCAGATCCAAGAAAATGGAATGAAGCTGTTTATGTTAGAAACGGATCTATTACTAATGATCCTAATTCTGAAGAAAAGACAAGAGAGATTCAACTTAAAGACTTTGGAAAAACTGCTAATAGAAAATATGGTAAGTTTACGTGCTTTTTGCAAGGCGGTTTTGATGGAGTTAATATTTTTGACGAAGAGAAATCAAAACTTTCAGATGTAGCAGCTCATAGAGAGTTTTCTAATGAGTCAACTCAAGGTGGTGTAAATGGTCCAACCGTTGCATCCTACAGAAAGGCCATTGATATTATGGCAACTGATACTGATGTTGATATTCAGCTATTGGCAATACCCGGACAAAGAAATCAAGGCGTAACTGATTATGCAATATCAGCAGTTGAATCAAGATTTGATTCAATGTATATTATGGATCTTGAGCAAAAAGACGAGTTAGACGCAGTTGTTACAGGTTCTTTACAAAAAGTAAATATTGCAAATACAATATCAGGTCTTAAAAATAGAGGAGCTAACACCTCTTTTGCTGCAACTTATTTCCCTGATGTTATAATCAGACACCCGGACAGAGCTACCAATTTAACGGTTCCACCTAGTGTCGTAGCATTAGGCGCATTTTCAAAAAATGACACACTAGGTCAGCCTTGGTTTGCTCCTGCAGGTTTCAATAGAACAACTCTATCAAATGTTATAGAAAGTACAATGGTTTTAAAACAAGAAAATCTTGATTCTTTATATGACACAAAGATAAATCCAATAACAGCTTTCTCAGGCACAAGTCTTGTTATATGGGGTCAAAAGACACTACAACAGGCAGCTAATGCTCTGGATCGCATTAATGTAAGAAGACTGTTAATAGAAATCAGAAGACTTATTAGAGATGCATCAAACCAGATTATCTTTGAGCCGAACAGGGAAGAAACACTTGTTAAGTTTAGAAACTTAGTCAACCCAATTTTGCAAAATGTTCAAGAAAACCAAGGTTTAACAAGGTACAAGGTTGTTATTGATACAACTACTACAACTCAGGCAGATGTTGAAAACAATACAATTAGAGGTAAGATTATACTTCAACCTACGAAAACAATTGAATTTGTTGCACTTGATTTTGTTGTTACAAATAACGGAACTGAAATTTAAAAGAAAATCTTTAGAAGCTTATACTTATTAATGTAAACAATAAGTATAAGCTTCTAAAGATTATACTTATTAATGTAAACAATTATCGGAGGATAAAATGGCTGAGACGCTTTCAGTGGTAGATATGCTACCAAACAAATTTGAACCAAAAAGACAATATAGATGGGTTTTCTCTATTGAAGGTATTGATGCCTTTTTAATGAAATCTGCAAGTAGGCCTTCATATACCATTGGTGAAACAACAATTAACTTTATTAATTCAAAAAGATACCTTGCAGGAAAGTTGACATTTGGGAATATTTCTGTTAACCTTCATGACCCCATCGCACCTTCTGGTGCGCAACAGGTAATGGAGTGGATTAGAACTCATGCTGAGTCTGTTTCAGGTAGAACAGGATACGCTGATTTTTATAAAAGAGATTGTCAAATTAAAATGCTAGACCCTGTTGGAACTGTTGTTGAATTGTGGGATATCAAAGGTGCATTTATCACGTCAGCAAACTTTGGATCGCTTTCTTATGATGATGATGCATCACCTATGGGAATTGATTTAACACTTCGTTTTGATAACTGCGTACTTCAATATTAATTTTACATGATATTTTGGTTTGTTATTATTGATAATAAACCCACTGGAGACGTATGAGAGAGTCTAATAAAATATTTTCACAAGGCATTAATAGTAACGAAGTTCAATCTCAAAATGTAAGAGATGTTTCTAAAGAAGATTTTGGATGGGAAGTACCCGTTGAACTAGTACCAGTACCGTCTGAAGGACTTGTTTACAGTAAAGAATCAGGTCTTTTTGGTGTAAAAGGCCTTGAAATTAAATCAATGACTGCTAGAGAAGAAGACATTCTAACAAGTAGAGCTCTTATTAAAAAAGGAACTGTTATCTCCGAGCTTGTTAGGGCATGTCTTATTAATAAAAATATAGATGTAAGAAATATGCTGGTGGGTGATCGTGATGCTCTAATGGTTTCTATTAGAATTACAGGTTACGGATCTTCATATAATGCATCAGTTGATTGCCCATCATGTGGGACTTCTCATAAAGATCATGAGTTTGATCTTTCTGAGCTGGCAATTAAAAGATTAGAATTAAATCCTGTTTCAGAGGGTGTCAACGAGTTTGAATTTGATTTACCTGTTTCTAAAAAGAAGGTGACATTTAAATTTCTAACAGTTAATGACGATGATACAATGAATACAGAGAGAGAGCGTAAGCAAAAACTGTTTGGAAGTGATTATATTGCTGGCACTGTAACAGAGGCACTTAATGCTCACATCGTTTCTGTTGACGGAATCAGAGACAGGTCCAAAATATCAATGTTTGTTAACAAAATGCCAGCATTAGATTCAGCAAAATTAAGAAAATACATTGCTGAAAACAAACCTGGGTTGGATATGTCGGCACAATTAAGGTGTCAAAATTGCAATGCTATAAATCGAATAGACTTACCACTCGGGATCTCTTTTTTTTGGCCTGCCCTATAATTACAAAGAGATAACGCTAGAATATTTCTACTTTTTGCAAAAAAACCTTGGAATGTCCTATACGGAAATAAGAAATCTTCCTGTCAGATATCGTAGTTGGTATATAAATAGAATTATGGACGATTTCAAAAAACAAAAAGAAGCACTTGAAAAACAGTCAGGTTCTGTTGAGCTTAAGCGACCAGAGCCTGTTGTTGAAAAAATGTTTAAGAGCTTTTCCAAGGAGTAAAAATGCCTACTGATAAAGATATAGCAGCGGCGCTAAAACAAGTAGCAGCAGCTACAGAAAAGTCGACGACAGAGTCAGAGAAGACACGAAAGCTTCTCGCTAAAATGGATAAAAAGCTAGGCAGCGGTGGTTATGATTCAGACGGAAAGTCTTCTGGGTCTAGCAGTTATAGAAGTTCAACCAAGTCTAGTTTTGCTGAAGCTTTTGATTCAATGGGAGACAGTGGTAAGGATATATTTGAAACAAACTTAACTTCTTATATTAAAACAGCTACATTAACATATGGCGGCTTAATAAACTACGCTGCTAGTGAAATTGAAAACGTTGCATCTGTAACAGCTAAGGTTCAGGCAGAGAATTTAACAAAAATTGCGCTTGATGCATCAAAGGTAATTGGCGATAAAAGCATACAGACGCTGTATGGTAACGCAAATAAAATAAGACATGCACTTGCAGAAATATACAGTGAAAACTCTTATTTTCTTAATAAATTAGGTCAAGATTACGCGGACTCTGCTGACGCAGGTGCATCTGTTATGGCTGACGTGCTTGCTGTGAAAAAAGTATTGAGAATTAATGCAGGAGACTTTTCGAAAATTGTAGAAAATCAAATGTCTTCTTATAAAAAGTTCACTGCTGACATCTTTGAAGATATCGCCTTTTATGCTGAAGCTTATGCGTCAAGAACATCAGCTAGTATTTATCAAATAACAAATAATTTAACAAGGGCAGTTGCAGATTTTGATACTTTTGGTGGAGCAGCTCCAGAAAGCCTTGGTAAGTTAGCTGGGTTTTTAGGTGAGCTTAGAATGGACACAGAAAATGTTTCTTCTTTAATTGGAAAGATGCAGTCCTTTGAAGGCTCTGTTGGTGTTGTAAGAGAGTTGGCAGGAGCATTTCAAGCTGTTTTAGATCCTGCTGAGCTTATGAATAATGCATTTAATGACCCAGCAGAGGCTCTTAATTCAATTAGAGAAGCAATGTTAGATGCAGGTCACTCAACAGAGTCACTTGGTCATAAAATAACTTATTTTGCAAAAACTGTAGGAATATCAACTGACGCTGCTAGGCGGTTTTTAAATGGTCAAATTGATGCACAACAGGTTTTAGAAAATACTGTTAAAGCTTCTGAGAAGTCTGCCGAATCTGCTGCGAATGTTATTAGCAAGTACAATGACTCGGTTGTTGATAATAGGTCAGTAAAAGAAACAATTGGCGACTTATATGAGACAAAATTAGAGACTAGCTTTAACAGCACTTTTAAACTTATTCAAGACTTTAGAACTGCTGCAAACCAGTTTATAAGTGAGAGAGGTGCTCTTTTAGATACAATGAGCCAGAGCTCTGCTGAGCAATTTGGAAATCTTATAAATCAATATAGTTTTGGGGATTCTGCTGAAAAAAGAGCAGAAGCAAAAAAAGAGCTTGAAGAGATACTAAGTGCTGAAAACTTACAAGGAGCAGCACAAACGCAAGCTAAAGAGCTTTTAGATTATCTTAATGGCTCTGAAATGGATGCTCAGATTGGAGAGATGCAAAAGTATCTTGACGAAAAAGGAAAACTTTCGTATACTGCGACAATTAACACGGATGAGTCAATAAGGGCTATCGATATGATAGAGAGTTCTCCTGAGATGAAAAAGTTTATTGAGACGATGAAAAAACCTTATGAGTACACAGAGACACATAGCGACTCAGATTTTGTAGCAGACACGAAAATAAATGTTAGAGACTACACGAAAGAGATTAAAAAGCTAACAAATGAAGATGGACCTCTTGAATCTCTAAGGAAAAAACAAGAAACAGTCATGGTGGCAACTGCAAACCTAAAGGACGGATTTATCGATTTGGAAAAAAGTGCTGAGGACTCAAAACAGGCAATTATAACAGCATTTGACGACATTATGCTTGATGTTGAAGATCCTAATGCAGCTCTAATAAAAGAAATACAAGGGTTGCGATCTGATTTAAAAGAAGTAAAATATGTTGCAGAGATTACTGACAAAGGTACTTATAATGTAGTCTTAGGAAATGAGTTTAAAAACGAAGTAGTTAAAATTTCTAATGGAGTAACCTCAGAAGCATTTAAAGCAGCGGGAATAATATGAAATACGAAAACATAGTATCAGGAAAACTTTTCAAGCTTTTAGAAAAGTTGGGCGTTGACAAAAAAGTAATTGATAAAGAAGAAAAGTTTTTTAATCGCTTTAAAAACGCGACAAAAAACTTAAAAAAACAATAATTATATTATAACAACAAGAGATAAGCATGTCAACAAGAAAAACTTTAAAAGACTTTTTTCAGTCAAAAGGTTCATCCCAGACCTCAATTTCTATTAATCCTGCTGATACAAATGGAAACAGCACGATTGAACAAGGCGATGATATCGGGAAAGATCCTGTCTCAGGAGAAGAGCTTTTAGATCTTGACGACAATACGACAGGTATGTTAGGAGATTATGTTAGCTTCTTAATGTCTTCTTATGATCATACAAATGGAACCTTTAACGGAACAGTTGCAAACTTTTACAGACCTGGACCTAAAAATTCAAAAGCGCCAAATAGCAACAGGGGAAACAGGGCACATAGCCCCTTAGGTTCAGATGGTGCTAATAAAGTATATGCAAGCGAAAATACAACCTTGGGTCAAACCCTAGGAAGGTACTCTAAATCTGGATATATATCAAATCTTGACAATATTGTTAAAAAAGAAGGTAATCCTAAAAACGGAGAAATATTAAATTTTACAACAGAAAAAGTTAATAGCACGGGCGAGACTTTTAGCAATAGAGAGATTGACGAGGATGTTGTTAGAGAAACTGTTGAAACATTTCAAGGATATAATAGGTATTATCCTTCAAAAAATCCTGGTGACGGTCTGGCGTATTCTGAGAAAGGTGTTACTTATGGTAGCGATCTTGATGAAAGATATATTAGTACTTATAACAATCTAGGTAGTAGTGAAGAGATTAGTGATAAACTTAGAGTTAAAAATCTTCTTAGAATGGTTCCTAATATTTTAGAGTCATATACAGGTATAAAAGAGTCTGACATTGTTGGAAAAACAATAGAGGAAATAGAAGCTGCTCTGGTTTTAAAAGATTCAAAAAATGTAGTATCATCTAAAAGCTTAAAGACAAACTTACAAAAAGACGTGCCTGACGGGATAAAAGAATCTGGCTATCAAATATCAAAAAACCAAATTTTAAATGATGAAAGAAGTGGAGAAGTTTTTGTAGGAGACTATTCTGATGTTTCACATGAAAATCCTGAATACATTATTTATCTTGGCGCAATAAGGCTTAAATCTATTATTGAGATAATAGTTGATATCTTTGAGTCAAATAGTTACAAAAAAGGTTATATCTCAAGGGTTAGAGGTGCTTCTTTAACACCAGGTCTCATAGATACAACATATAAGTTCGGTGAATGTATTGACGAAGGCTTAAGCATTTTGTTTGGGAATGGTGAAAATGATGATATGAGCTTTTCAAGTCTTGTCTACGGAAGTAAAATAAAAGATTCAAAATATTTTTGGGTCGCCTTTTTTAAATCCGTTATAAAAGAGTCAGATAGGCTTTTAAACACTCTAGAGCAAAGTAGCTCAAAAGACTTTCTGGCATCTTTTGAAAATTCAAGACTAGTTCAATTTGCAAATATGATTGCAAGAGTAGGAGATTTATCTTTGTTTAAAACTCATGGTGAAGGTCTTAAGATAAACACCGAAGTAAAAAGATCAAATCCATTAAATGTAGATGATCTTAGAGATTCATTGCCTAATGTTATATCAAAAAATAAAAATAACCAAGGTGAGATTTCTTGGAGTCAAGGTTCAACGCCTTCTCTTTTTATAATGCCAATTGCAGTTAGTAATGCTGCAACAAGTCTTGGGACTGGAATAACAGGGGCAAATCCACTAAAATCAATTTTATCAGGAAAGCTGCAAGAACAAACCTATGTTACAGAAGCTGAAGGTGACTTTTCAAGAATTCCGTCTCGTATAGTTGAAAAGCTAGAAAATCAGCTTGAAGCCTCTTATGTTCCGTTTTATTTTCACGACTTAAGAACAAATGAAATAATATCTTTTCATGCATTTTTAAACAGTTTATCAGATAGCTTTAATGCAAGCTACAACCCTACATCCGGTTACGGAAGAATGGATCCGGTTCAAATATATAGAAACACATCAAGATCAATAAGTCTGGGCTTTACAGTTGCTGCGACTTCAAAAAAAGATTTTAATGAAATGTGGTGGAAGATAAACAAACTCATTACACTTCTTTACCCGAAATGGTCAAAAGGAACAAAGGTTACAGATATAGAAACTGGGTCTAGCTTTATACAACCTTTTAGCCAAATTATTGGAGCATCTCCCATGATAAGACTCCGTGTAGGAGATGTAATAAAGTCAAACTATTCAGAGCTAGCTTTGGCAAGAAAATTTGGAATAGGAAATTCTGATACTAGCATCTCAGGTCGACCAGGGGTTGCACCTGTTTGGGGACAAAATGCAAGAAGGAAAACTTCAGACACTATTAAAATAGGCCTTGCATTTTTAGCCTCAGTTGCATTTGTCTCTCCTGTCGCTGCAGTTCAGTCAGGAGTTGACTTTTCGCAATTTCTACTTAAAACAATTGCTGACGTTGGTGGAGGTGCTAAGTTTGACAAGCTAGCTGCTGTTTTTGACACATACGCAGGAACAATTGCACAAAAGTATGCAATTAATTCACTGCCTTTGGTAAACCCTATATCTAGAAACATATTAAATAAATTTAAAAACCCAATAATTAATGATAAATACGGGCCGAAAGAAGGAGACAGGGTT